GCCGCCTGCCGTCGACGTCGACACTGGCGTACCGTTGTCGCCCATTGACGCGCCCACGACGTACCACGCCACGGCCTGGCTCCCGCGCGTGCACGTGAGTGATCACCTCACCTGCCATCTGTGGATGCATGCCGCCGTGCCCGCACACGGTCGCGTCGTGGTGCGGCGCCACATCCCGCCGGCGCCCATCGTCACGTCGCGGGGCACACTTTACGGCCTCCGGACGATTCGGACACAGCTTTGCAACATTGTTGTTGCTACGTGTTCACTCAGTCGTTTGTGCGTGCGTTCCGACCGCCACACTGCGTGCACCACCGCTGCGGCCGCTCTTGTCGCGACAGTTGCCGCCGCGTTGTCCAAGTCAGTGTTGAGTGCACGTTGTGCTAAAGTTGCCGGTGCCGTTACCGCACAGACCGCCGCTGCGCTTGCTCTTGTTGCTATTGCCGCCGTGCAACAACAGCAGCACGCCATCGCTTTCGCACCAAAACCCGCGTTGCCACCACTCGCGACATGGCATGAGTTTTCCGAGCGCCGGGGTGGCACCGCGTGTTTGTCTGTCGCACGTGATGTCGTGTACCGCATCTTGCGCTACCGCGAGCGCATACCGCGGGATCATGACCCAAACGCCGACGGCATTGGGTTTGCACGTGATACAAACAACGCGAGTTTCAGCCGCGCGTTGCACGACCGCATTCCCTTTGAGGTGCGTGGCGTCATGCACCACACTGACGATCAGACCGATTTCAGCTGTTTCTATCGGCTGACCAGTGCACACGTGTCGGTTGTTTGGCTGTGCACTGACGACGAAGCGGCGGCACTCGTCGCTTGCACACACTCCCACCTGCCAACTAACGTTGAACAATGGGCGTGCGACGGGCCGACTGGTCACATGTCACGCGTTGTTGTGCGTCACGATCGCACGTTCTTTGGGCGGCGTGACCCCCCACGGCTGTACGCCGCTGTGATCCACACCGCACGGTGTGCCGCACAACTCAACGCACGCGACCTAGGCACGTTGCGACGCGTGTGGCGCCGCGTGCGACACCGCGAGCCACACAACATTGCGGAAAATGAATCATCGACCATTGCGCCGTGTGCATGCGCCGCCAACCACGAGCTCATCCCACTGTCACCCGCTGCCGACGCGGTCGTGGCATATCTCGTTGATCGCGCGCAGACTGGCTCGACTGCATTGTTGACTACGGCCGATGCGGTGTGCGCATTCGGGCGACAACTGCGCATGCTGCAAAATGATCCGAAAGCCGCGCTTGATTCGGGCCTCATCACGCGTGCTGATCTTCGACAGGTCACACAAGAGACCACCGAACATGTCGTGGGCGCGCGCATCCTCGGCGCTATGTGTTACCGCTACCAACGCCACGCGCTCATGCGCAGTGAGACGCCACATACAGTGCCTCAGATCAATGGCACGTCCGGCACCACACGCATTTTGACCGAGATGGCCACGCCCGAGGTTTACGGTTGCGAGAAATGCGGCGTCACTGCCGCGCGCCGTTGTCGCTGTGCTGTGTTCGGATCCACGCACGCCTGCGGACGTCCGATCCTGCGCGATGCGCGTGGCCACTATTGCGGCTTTTGTGATAATACCGACATCGCCAAGTTTTACCAGCTGCAACATGCCGAGGCGAACACCCACTGTTTGCTGTACGACGTGCGTCGATGCCAGGACATGCGGTCGTTTGTTGTTCCTGCGCTCACTGCGACTAAATTCGGCAACATTGGTGATGATGCCAAGCTTGAACTTTTCCCATTTGATTATGGAGAGCATCATTCACCACAGTTGGCCGGCATTGGTTTTGCGTGCAGCATTCCCTTTGCGAGTGAGCGGAATTACGATGCCGTACGATCGTCCATGCAAGCACGCGCACTTGCCGCCATGCCTGACCACCCCGATTGGCAGGATGTCGACGACATGTGCACGCACGTGCTGGAACGCTGGGAACGACACAGTGTCCTCCCTGTCCCATTCGATCTGTTCGTGTCGCGTTTTCCCGCCGCTAAGCGTGAGCGTCTGCGTCGTGCTCGTGATGCGCTACGCGAGGACCGGTTGAAACCCTGCGACTGTTTTCGCTCTTTGTTTCTCAAGGATGAGAAACTCACCAAGGATTTGTCTTCGGGCCGATACGCTGCGCGTGTTATTAGCAGCACAAGTGACAAGGCCCAGATTGCACTCGGCCCCACAACACTCGCGGCCAGCAAATTCTTGATGGACGAGTGGGATGGCTCGACTGATTCGGGACCGGACGGGTGGAGCGTGTTGTATGCCGGCGGCCGCACAAGTGAGGAAATCGGTCGCGTTGTGCACGAGCGCATGTGCGATGGGTTCACTTATTGCGCCGATGGCGACTACAGCAGTTTTGATGCTTCGGTCCACCGCGCCGCGCTGCGCACTGAACACCGGTTATACCGTCATCTCACGCCGCTGACCGGTAATGCTGAGACTGCGCTCAAAGCGCAATTGGACCCACGCGGCGTGTTTACGGTCAAGCGGGAGCTTGTTGCGCGCTTTTCGTCGTCTGGCCGGCGACAATCTGGTGATTCGAACACCAGTGTAGGGAATTCATTCCTCAATGCACTCGTCATTTTCGCGGTGTTCAAGAAACTCGGCCTCGCACCGGGCTTCTTGTCCATCTGCGGCGATGATGTGCTGATTCTGCTCGCCTACATGTTGACGGAAGCACAACGCGTCGCCATCGTTGAACAAATCGCGCGGTATGGCATGAAGCTCGAATTGCAGGTTCGCGAGTCATATGAACAGGTGCATTATCTGGGGAGCCGGCTGCTCAAAATGCACCACATGGAACGCGGTGAGACCATTCTCCTTGTCCCGGAGATGGGCCGCGCACTCGCGAAATTTGGGTGGTCACTGCACGTGGAGCCCGACATCAGTGGCTGGATGCACCAAGTTGCTCTCGGATTCCGCCATCTGATCCACGTACCTGTGCTCGGAACGCTTGTGCGACGCACACTGCAGTTGACCGACGCACCGGCAAAGACACGCGTTTTGAACGCCGACATGCCGTATTTGGTGCGCATGGGCGGGCCGACTTTGGTCACGCATGCCGACACCTATGCTGATTTCGCAAAGTCGTACGGCATCACCGTTGAGCACGTGCTGCGACTCGAGAAGATGATTGATTGCGTGCCTTCGCTGCCGCACATCATCGATGGACCGGACTTCGAGCCGGTCCTCTCACTCCTCTGAGCGCCGTGCTGGAGCGCGCCCATATCATCGGTGGGCAACACGCGCTTGTTTTCCGCGCCATCTACGATGACTAAGACCCGGATGGGGGCACGAGAGAAAAACTGATGAGTCCACGTTACACCGTGGATGAAAACCGACACTACGCGTTCGCGCGTCACCAGTTTTTCCACCCTGGTGCAGAAATACTATCACATTTCCTGGCTTCACCAACCAATGCCTCGAAACAGCTCCGCATCTCGCCGCAAGCCTCGCGCGTCATCCAAGACCCGCACCAAAAAGGCTACATCTCGCAAGCCCGCTCAACGCGTCGTTGTTGTCCAACCACGACCGCGAGCGCCGCGCCGTGCGTCCCGCCGCCCAGCCCTTCATGCGACCACGCGCAAGGGACTGAAGGCCGGCCTGCCTCGTGTCAGGCATGCGGTTTCAGAGATGTTGGCTATGCCGCACTTTGCGCCAACTGTGCGACTGTCAACCGGTTACACTGGTGTCCCGACTGCCGTTGCGTCCCCGTTCGCAATTGTTCAGAACAATTGGAGCAAGGTCACATCAGCCGGGTTAGCAGTTCCGAATGGCCAGACGTATGTAGCAGTGTCTCGCAGCCCGCTACAATCGATGGTCCAGTGGAACGGCAACCCCGACCACCAGGGGTACGAGTATCAAGGTCGTTTCACCCAGTTCTCCGGTACAACGCCCATCGGCATCACTGATCAGTATCGCTTCGCTGAAATTGCCGCGCCCGTCAATTTGCCTGTCCAACGTTGTGACCATGATGCGACGTCTCCGTTCGCGCTTCATGGTCCATCGTATTATCCTGTTGACATTGACGGACGCAAAGCCATCTGGATTGATGGCCACCCCGGTCACGCGTATGCACACGTCGTCCTGCTCTCCGGGCTTATCCGTGAGGAGGTGCGCGTCACCGCGACCATCTGGGAGGGCAACTTCTGGCGTCAAGCTGCTGCCGACGCCGTGCCCGCCGCTTGGACGGACAGACACGAACTCACCGTCGGCATTGATGCCCCCGGCTATTACTCCTTCGTGCTCGACGGCCCGTCCGGCGCGTACTCGACGGATGTTAACGTCACATTCAACTTTGGTGGCAGCGAGGGTGCGTTTGCGATCACGCCCCTGCCGCATTGGGAGGACATGGAAGTGGCGCTTGACACCGTGCGCGTGTCTGCTGTGTCACTTATGCTCACGCCCAATGCCCCGAAGTTGTACACCGGCGGCCAAGTCACCGGCCTGCAACTGCCCAACAACAAGTCGTGGTACTACCCCATGACGTCTGGCGATCCTTACAGCACGATCAGTAGCGACCAGAACTCGGAGACGATGCCCTTCGACAACGGCATCTATGGGTTCCTCAAGCCAACGGATCCACACGACTTTGAACTCGTTGAGCCAACGGTCACTCAGGGCGGCATTGTCGTCGCCTACAACAACCCATACCGTCCACCGGGTGGTTGGTTGGCCGTTGCCGCGATGGTTGCAGAGGTTGAGTCATCCTATCCAGGAGGACTCGCCCACACCACTGTGTGCTATGCTTGCGAGTTTCAGACCGTGTCACCGTGGTTTGAGGTCGCGCCTCCCACCACCGAGGTCTCTGACTTCGAGAAGGGTATGCGCGTTACGAGTCGGATGAAGCAGTGGCACGCCAATTCCTTTCATATTGGCGACATCCTGAAGTTCATCTACTCTGGTGCGAAGACTGTGCTCGGTGCCGCGCCCGCCATCGCGAATGTCGTATCCGCGATCGCGCCTGAGGCCTCACCAATCGCCAACCTTGTTGGACACATCGCCGGCCAGATTGGCGGCATCCTCCCCGCTGTGTGAGGCTATCACCCGTGGCTAGCCACCATGGAGTGTTACACATTTCGTTAAGATGGCTCGGCCGCGGCCGTTAACCGCTCGTGTTGCGTCCACGAATCACGTTTTGTACTGACGCCGCGGCCACGATTGGCCCGCGAAAACAACCCAACGTCCGGTGGAACATGGACACGTCCACCGTCCCATCCCTTCGAGGATGGGGCCCCTGCTGCACCGTGAGGTGTGGTCTTTGATTGAG